TGACACCAATCATTTATTGAATTATACTTTAATCAATCGGGAATAACAATCTAACAAGGAGAAGAAAAAATGAACAACGATGTAATGATATGGGAAGACGTTCAAACACAAGTGAACGCAATTCAAGAAGTAATGAAGCACGTAATGAAGAATAACACTCATTACGGTACTATTAAAGGGTGCGGAGATAAGCCTACCTTATTAAAGCCGGGTGCTGAAAAAATTATGATGACTTTTAAACTTGCGTGTGATCCTCAGGTAGAAGATTTATCAACTCCTGATGCCCCACTCACAAGCTAATCCGTCAAATTTTGCATTGAGAGGACATGGATCAAAGTCAAAATTAAACTCATTGTTCAATTCATCATATAACTTTTTAGGTGTCGCCCAATCATCATTATTTTCTGATCCATCTCTATTCTTCATCCTCTCTCCTTTGGCGGTTCTGGTTCAATCTTTTTATACCCACAAGCATCAAAAATATCTGGTATTGATTTACATTTATCTAGCTTGTCTTTCTCCACAATAAACCACTCAGCTAAACATGACTCGCACTCTGGCTCACACAATCTTGAGTTTATATATTCCTTTGCATCTTTCCTTGTTTTACATAGTCTCGAAGGATTGTCTCCATCTGTTGCTGGCATATAATATGCTACCCATTCACTCATGCTTCCTCCTTGTTGGTGGGGGAGTTAATTACTGTTACACTTTTTAACTCAATACTTCCTTTCCAATCAGATGGATTTATTAAGTATTTTGCTTTCTTCCTTCTCCTATAGTTGTTATGAACAAACTTGCTAATATCCATAACGGATTTACGTATTCCGGGATTCACTCCATAAAGTAAAATATTATCTTTAATCATCTCGTCGAAATCTTCATTCCATTTAATTCGTTTTGCCATTTGCCACCTCTACCCTCCCTTACCTTTTATCCAATATGAAGGTTTACAATAATACCTACTGCGTTTAAAGATCCGTGCATTATTTCCGACCAAACATCTTTCCTAAATTTCCACCAAAGAACGTGGATAATTCCATCTTTATCATCATCTATCCAAACCTTGATGAACGCCACAAGTGTTCCCCACCCGATAGCAAACATTATGTTCATAGGAGTATTCTTATATGGTAAGACCGCGCATTGAATACAGATATTCTCACACATAAAATTCCACCAGTATTCACGTTCCATTTCAAGATCAGCGAATAATCGAACAATGTAGTTTACCCACCCGAAGTATGATGTACACCCCCATACGATAAGACCTATGCTGAACAGAAACCAATGAAACTCAACAGTATGGTATAGTATTGGTATTGGTATTATCATACATAAAGACGAACCAATCCTTCTCCAGAGCTTGTCATATCCTTCTGCTCCACCCATTCGGAAAAAGATTCCAGAAGCAATACATAATATGATTAGGAATATATATATCATTTTATCTCCCCTTGTATTCTGTGTATTTACCTTGAATTTTAAGACACGCACTGCACTTTACTGCATAATTCACACAAGTCCGGGCCTCTTTTACGCAACAGGAAGGTGGGGATTTCTCCGTCTTTACCCCACCAACCCTTTGATTTGATTGCGATTTATAACTCATGCGAAGTTATACTCCTCTTTTGGATTAAGCCAACGAGCAACCTTTAACCTTAATTCATCAATTGGATCATCAAGCTTATCTTCGCCTTCTTCTACAAGCTCATTAACTCGAAAAAACCTTAGCATCTTTTTAGCAGAACGCATGACGCCTCGTGACATAGACTCTTTCATCTTCCGAATCATATCACCATCCAGGTCTTCACCGCCAATGTTAACCGTGCCAGAGGATGTGGCAAAATCGTTCCACCCGGTTAACGTGGTCGTTGAATCTGTCCCATTGTAAGCATACAACGGATTATTAGACAACGAGGCTTGTTGTTGAAGTGACCGTTGCCCGGCGGCATAACCAAGCGCATCACCAAAATGACTATCTGATACTGTTGCCATAAAAATACTCCTTGTTTCTTTCTACTTTCCTACCACCCTCTAAAGGTGGTGGTGTTTGTGGTGTTTCTACTTGTGAAACTCCAGACTCAGAACAATCACACTCCGAACCATCACACGCTTCTGGTTGAAGTTGATCGATACGTTGCTCCAGTAGGTTAAGGTTCTGCTGCATACGAGCAATACTCTTAATTGTCTCATAAGCCATTGCTTGTACTTCTCGTAATCCTAAATTGCTGATATTCATTGACTGATTCATCTTTTCTCCTTTTTAATTAGTAAATTCTTCTTTAAAAAAGTCACAGATTGCCTTAAAGATTTTTCATTTCTTCTCCTTTCCTAATTTGTCCCTAATTAATAATAATCTATCCCTTTGTTCTTCAAGCCACCGCACCTTATTCCAATCACTGTTAGCTGACTTCTTCATATCACACGCTAACATTTCCTTATACCTTTCTTCCCCCTCCCGATCCATAACAATCATATCAATAGCGCGCTTAACACTCTTATTATCGTAATGCTTGTTCATATTACACCCAGAGCACACCATCGTTCCATTTGAAACCTCAAAGAAAAGGAACTTATTTGCTCTAGTAAAACAATGATCAGCTTGATATACTTTGTCATGATTTACTGCTATCTCCGGAAACAATACTTCGACCATACATCTTCTACCATCGCGAAGCTCAATAATCTCTTTCCACAGATCCCCACATTCTTCTTGAAGCAACTTATTTCTTGGCTTTTTCTTTCTTTTCATAGACCCCCACTATTTCACCATCAAACAGGTTTATAATGTGTTCAATTAACCCATACTCGCTTCTTGTTAGTGTTGTTGGCAACCACTTGCTTCTTAATAGCAGGGTATGTGGCCAATACCACTTCAATCTTTTGCTGTCTGACTGAGTCAACTTCCGAGTGAACTTCTCTAAGGAAGGCATGGTTTCTTGAGTTTTCTGTGTCCACTCTTTTCTGCTCTTTTGCATATTCGACCATTTCAATAGAATCGCTCCAATCTTTATTCTCTGTATTAAACCGCTGTCGCTCAACTTCTCCCCTCAATCCTTTATACTTCCTAAGGATATTAGGTGTTTTCTTGTTGAAAACTTGAGGTTTATAAAGATAAAGCCATTCATCAACAACTTTTATGTTTATTTTCTCAGCTAAAGTATGACCTGTGTACCTATTAAACATACGCACACACTCCTTCCCTACTTCACAAGTTGGTTGTGGAAGTTGCATTTAACATCCTTTCTACTTTCTTGTCTATTTCTTTTGTTTTGTTTTTAAGAGCATTAGTATCAGCATTCGGGTCCACTACCCAATCTCCCCAATTATTAAACCAAGTTGAAGCGTTCTGCACATATCCCTCTTTGACTTCCTTGCACTCTAAGTAGTTGGCAAGTGCTATCTGAATTTGCGCGAAATCCCCTTCATTCAAAACCGAACCTTTAAAGTATCTAAAGGATTCTTTTCGTTTAATTCTTTTTGGGTATTGGTTGTAAATCTCTTCAAACTTTTTCTCTATAAGATGCTCTTTTTCTTTTTTTTCTTCTTTATTAACTCTTATCTTATCTCCTCTTATCTTATCTCCTCTTATCTGAGACGTGACGTCACGCGTGACATTTGTTTCACGCTCCCTTCTTTTTCTTACTTTATTGCCATCTCTAACTCTTTTTACAGCATCTACATCTTCCATAACCTTTTGTATTATAATGTCTAACGAAATAACGTCGCTCCCAAGCTCATTTTGTTTGCCTTCAATATACTTCATAAGACTTTGAACCTTTCTTCGACCAAGTTTGGTGGAAAGTTGGTTCAAGTTTGGTGCAAACTCCATTGAACTTACGAGCAACATTACTCTAATGTATGTCCGAAAAACACTATCAGAGGCATCTGCAAAGATTAGTTCTGCGTATTTACTTGTGACTTTTGTCCACTGCATTTGCTCTCCTTAAGAACATATCCCGAACAGATTGTACTATTACCATACTTGCCCAATATGGCTCTTCTATAGTAAGATATCCTTCTATAACATCTTCAAAAGCCTGTTCTATCTGGACCTCTTCTAATTCTAATGGCATAAGATTATCTTTCATTACTTATCCTTTTTAGTTTCTTCTTTATCTTCCGTTATCCAGCCTGGTCCAGAAGTTTCATCTTCAACTTCGACAGTAGGTTGATCTTCGTCTTTAGCATAACCTTTAACTTCATTAACAACGTTTCCAGTTTCTAAAGTCTTCTCCTCAACTCTCCAGAAAGAAGTGCGGCCGACTGCCGTTTGACAAATTAGGTCAAAAAACGCTGAATCCGTATCAACATCAACTGGAAACGTAAGACCACACGCGCCTAAAAGGTTCGCTACTCTCCACAATGAGTTCTCTGTCATCATTGTTCTGTCCCAAATGGTCTGACCTTCACAATCTCCTTTAGCAACTCTTGCTGTCCATGTAATCTGCGGTGTACCCTTGTTCTTAGAGTGACCATGCTCATACTTGCTGATTTGAACCTTGTATGTTCCTGCTGGTACTGGTTCACTACTTGTTGGTTGTGGTAACTTTGGCATTATTTTTCTCCTTAGGTTGTGCATAATCATATGCTTTGATTTTATTGAATATTGTTGGTAAATCTGCTACTTCTCCGCTTTCATCAAGACCTTTGAACTGACATTTAGTTATATACTGCTTTGAAGGAGATGTCCTTAACCACCTAGTTGATGTCTTGCTTTCTTTTTCAAGTCTTGCAACTATATCTACAATTCCACAAACCTTTTTGCAGGCTGTAGCACCAACCAATGGACCAGTTTTTGTAATAGTTGTACCGTTATCTTGCTGTATCTCATAAGGATATTCCCAAGCATTAAACACAACATTTATACCCAACTCCCTTAAATCACGCCATTCATGAAGCCATGCAAGTAACTTAAAAGCAGCATCACCATATTCTCTAATTTCTGGAAGCTTTTTACTGCGAGTTTCTGTGTAGTGCATTCTAAGTTGATCAAGTAATTCGCTTACATTATCAAGACAAACATTTTTAACTTTTATCGTACCAGTTCTTATCTCTCGATAAATTGTTGTCATAGCATCTTCAACGTTCATGCCATTAGCAATAGCAGCGCGAACATCAAAAGCAATATGACCTGTTCCGAGCAAAGGACCCTCTCCTGCCTCTGTATTGATGATAATGGTATCATCTACTGGCAAAGTAGAACTAAGCGTTGTCTTACCTATGCCAGGATCGCTATACACGACAATAGCAATGCCTCGTTCTAGCTTATCTGGGTACTTCTTTAAGTATTTTTCGTATTCTTTCATAAAAGCTCCTTTCACATTACACATCAATGATGCCCCGCTTGAAACCATCGCTTACTTTCTGTTGTATTTTCTCCTACAACCTTCGTCAACTCCCGCAAAGCCTCTGTTTGATCATTAATAGCTTCCGTCTGAGTGTTTAACGTTTCAAGTAACGTTTCATTTGTTACACCTTTAACTTGTTTTTTTACCACTTCTTTTGCTTCCACCTTGGCTTTTGCCATGACGTTCTCCTTTCATAAAGAACAGTTTGATTGTTTGTTCATCCGGGTTCTTCTGGAAACAGATAGGCATATAAGGACAAGGAGAGTTGAAATTCCAACATCCATCGGTATTCCTGTTCCACCCGACTTTACTGTTTTTCCTTCTTCTTGACTTAATATCCCTAACCGTATCGCGTAAATCTTCTTCAAACAAATCCAAATGCTCTTGTGATCTGTATGAGTAATGTCTTTTGTAATAAAAGTCCGGCCGCACTTGATAATCCTTTGAAATCCTACGACCAAAATCCTCTTTACTTTCCCTAACATGACGTCTTAGCATAGGTTTCTTAATAAAATCATAGATGACCCCATAGACTGGAATGCCATGTTTTCTAACAGCTGATGTGTATGTAGAACACTGAGAAGATACCTCACAACGCTTCTCAAACTGAGAAAACGCTAATCCCGTAGTCTTTAGCTCACGAATCCAAAACTTCCCATCGATCTTCACAATACCATCAACTCTTAAAACTTGTTTAACCCCCCGATCAAACTTAGTTTCAATATACAACTCAGGCTGAATGTCATCAAACATGCTCAAATCCTTCGGGCAGTTAGTCCACATAGCCAGCGCGGTATACTTAGCGACAACTAAATCCTCTGCTATCTGAGGGTCTGCACTTGCTATTTGTTCGTCTGAGACCTTCCTGATGTGCTCTGTAACGTCATCAATAGATGAGCCGGTGTAGTACATATCAAAAGCGTTATGTACCATAGAACCGAGTGTGAGAGCAGTTGACTTCTTGTATGGAGTGAGTTCTTCTAAGTATCTCCACCAATATTTTTTTGGGCATGATCTAAACATACTGATTGAACTATTGCTAATTTCTAAGATAATTCTCCCCTTTCGAATAAAATCTGTTGATAAATTCCTTCAACATCACCCGACAATGTATCTCCATCAATTCCACAAACTCCATAATCAATACAATACTGTATTTTCTCTACAAAACTGATTAACTCTTTGCTCTGAATAAACAAAGAAATAACAGCTTTAACAACTTTCTCCTGGTCCTCGTTCATATTTCTCCTTTTGTTTTGCCTGTGGTGGAGATTACTTACACGAAAGGACAAGTAACCTATAAGCAAGAGCTCCACAGCATCAGGCATATTTCTTTCTTCTATTGTTACAATTTACTTTTCTCGTAACAAATCGGCAATTTGATGGTTCGTAGTTTTCATCATTTTCTTCTCTGTCAATTTGTAACCCTTCTTTTCATCCATTAGCCATGGCGAAATTAAAGAACGACATGAAGTCATTGAGCCATTCATCACATATTTTTATTCCTCTGCCACCATATCTCTTAAATGCTTCATGTTTTTTATAGTAGCACCTTTGCTTCATTCCGGCATAAACACGATATAGTGGGTGATAATATTTTCCATGCTTTTTAGATTTTTTAGATGCAATTTCACTGTTAAGACACCCACAACTTTTCGTGTATCCAGCTACCAACGAGCCACTTCTAATTTTAACTATTTTTCCGCAATCACATTTACAAATCCACGAAACTAAACTATTAATACTTCTACCTTGAGCGATTACATGTAACCTCCCAAATACTTGACCTTTTAAATCTTTTATATTAGCCATTCCAACCTCCAAAGAAAAAGCCTCGCCGGAGAGAAAATGCAGACACAGAAGTGCCTAGATTTGGGCGTCACACCCGAACTCCGACGAGACTTTATTAATTTATTGATTACTTTATCCATAGCATTTTCTTTTATCCACCGTGACGTATTTATTTACTTATTCAGTATCCATCTTTTTTTAAAAAAGTCAACACATTTTTTTTAATAGGTCTGAACTCCAACACCAAATATACCTAACATTCCAACTGGGAATTTATCTGGGTCATCTTCGATGACGTCAAACATGTCCTGTAAAAACATATAAGTAAAACGTGATGCTAAAGGTTCTGGAATGTCGATACCAAACATTTCTGCGAACATCTTATTAGGTTTATTAAACCGATAATCTCCATACTTTGGCTTAGACAAATAATCAGTAAGAAGTGAAAGCATAGGGGATTCTTTATAACTAACATACTGTAATAAAATGTCTGCTCTAGTTTTTGCCTTGTACCCTTCATTAAGAAAAGTTACTACTCCTGTCTTAGAACTTGTCGTCTTACCCATCATCATCTGTGCCATTAATCTAGCTGGTTGCTGATACCCTGCGAATAGATCGATACGAGTATTGCCAAACTTAATCTTACCGAAGTCAGAACTTAATGGATCTGTGCCCGCTTCACCGCCAGCTAACGCAAGCATAAACATCATTGTTGAACCAAAGGCAACAAAAGTAGCAAGGTTCTTGTTCGCTTCTTTTCTAACGAATGAAGGAACTTCTGTGTAGAACCATGGATTTTTAATGTGATATAAAGGGTTGATCATCTGAATACGCCCTGCCCATAGTCGAGGGGAAAAGAACATTGTATTTAACAACTCTGACGCTCTCTCTAAGTCACCAGGAAGTTTTGCTCTACCAGAAGCAGCATTAACAAAGTCAGCGATCGCTTTAGACACAAACTCTGCATTTGTTAGCTTATCTGTCTTTTGTGCCTTTATGTATTCTTCATCAGTTTCAAAGTTTTCTCTAATACTTTCAGCTTTATACCTTGAGTCTCCCATGGCCTTGTCCATCCCCATAGCTTCGGCTTGTTTCATCATCTTAACAAATACCTCAAATCTAATATAATTTAACGTACCTACATAAGCGCGCTCTGATCTAGCAACCAAAGGAACCCACTTATCTGCAAGGTTTGACCTAAATTGCTCTTCTCTTTCTGACATAATTGCACCAACATCAGTCAAAGCTAACCCTGCTCTACGAGCCTTTTCATAATAAGGATGCTCAACAATGTAGTCTTGTAAGGCATTGAATTTTTCTTTGCTATTAAAATATCCAAACTGCTTTGCAAAAGCCTTTAAAGCAATTCCAGGATGTCTTGTGCCAAGAAAGATACCCTGTCGGCCACTAGCAGAAAGGTCACCAGATGCCATGACTGCTCTAGGTAAGTTTAATACTTCCTTAGATTTTCTCCAAAACTTCTCCATCTTCTTCTGATTCTCAAGCATAGCTTGAGTAAAACTTGCACCAAAAACTTTACTCATATATAGGATTTCTTTAGCCTGAGGTAACGTACTTCCAGAAATAGGCTTAAGTGTTTCAAAGTCAACTCCAAGTATCTTAGAAAGACCTTTAGCGGCCGTTAGCTTTTCTGTATCCAGTAAGAACCTGTTATCAGTGATCATTCTGTACAAGTCCTCTAAATTCTCTTGTGTAAACTCTTTCGCAATAGATTCGAACTCAACCTTTGTCAACTCTCCGCTAAGAGCCTCTTTAAAAGCTATAAGACCCTTATGCCCACCCTTCTTGTTAAGTTTATCTGAACCAATCGCAAACCTTTTAGAACGCTCTGCGCTATAAATACCTTCCTGTTTACCTCTTAACCTTTTAAAACTCTTTAGGGCCTTAACCATCTTTTTAATAAGAGGGCTTTCTTCAGGGTCAAATGATTCAGCAACCTTCTTATCAACTTTCTTAATCTGCTTCCTCTGTTCTTCCACAGTAGGCTTAACAAAGTCTTGCTTTTCAGGTGGAGATTGCTGAATGGCTAAGTTTAAAATGTCATCAATCTGCTCTTTTGTAAGTCTGCCTAAATGCTCAAGATAAGCTTTAAGCTCCATGCCTAAGCGTTTAGCTTCTGCTTTAAGGGCCGGAAGATGTTTCTCAAATATCCTACGTTGAGCTTCTTTAGCCTTTTTAGATTGACCAATATTACCTAGACCAGAACCAAGTCCACCAGGAAGAAAAGCATCACCAGCATCTTTAATAATCTCTCCTAAGTCTATTCCTTTAGGTTCTGCTACTTTATTTTTACTTATCCATTTAGGAGTTAACTTAGTTGTTCCATCAGATAAAACCTCGCTGTTAAACATATTTTTTATGGTTCTTGCTGTCGTCCTGTTAGTATCTGTTATGTCACCTTTTACTGTTATACTTTTTGCTGACGCAGGAGTATGAGTACCACCAATCAACCTAAACTCTTTACCAACAAACGTAGAGCCAGGCTTCTTTAATCCTTGAAGATGCCCTCTATCTCCTTTTAAAGAATCTGTACCAAATTCAACGATTGCTCCTTTTCCTGTCTGACCAAGCGCAAAGTCAACATCAGAAGCTACGTTTAATCCACTCTTGTCCTGATGAGCAGTCGCAAAAGATACGGCTTCTTTTAAAGATGTTTCATGATATAAGCTATCTTCTTTAAGCAAATTAGATACTTTCTCTGCTACCTTATCTACCTTAGCTTTGTTGTAGATGTCGGTCCCCTTTGGATCCATATACTTCTCAAGAGGATTAGTTCTTTCTTGAACAATACCTTTAGGCTTTGGAGTCATAAATTTAGCTTTAACAGCCTTTTCATTTACTTCACTTAACCTTAATGTATGCGTACTTCCTGAAGGGTCGTTGTACCAAACTGTCGGTTCATCTACGCCATACATACTATCTTCGCCCTCTGTGATTCCCTTAAACTTAGCGCCTGCTTTTTCTATAATCTTTTGTGACGTTATTTTAGGATCGTCCATATACTTTGACAAAGGATTGGCTCTTTCTTCTTTAACCTGAACACCCGGAGCGCTTATTTCCTCTTTAATAAACTTCTCAGCTTTCTTCTTAGTAACCTTGTCCTCTTTACCAAAAATATTCTTAGGGGATCTATTCACGCGCTTACGAAAAAACTCAAGAGCTGGCTTATTATTCTGTATCTTAACTCCACCATCAATCTTAAAATCAATACCACCACTATTGCCTTCTTCTGGAGCAGTAGCCAACGCTTTATCAATCTTAAACAAAATCTGTGCCTTAGTTAAAGGCTTACCTTGCATTTCTGTTTTTAACACCTTTTCTTCAACCTTTTGTGCTTCAGCCAATGGGTCTACAACGTCCTGTACAATGCCCTTAGGACCCTCTAAGCTCTCGTTTCCAGGCGTAACTTCTTCATCTAGGGCAATCCCTTGCATTTCTGGAGTTAGGGCCGTAGCAGGGCTCTGAGTGGCCTGTTCTACGCTTGCAGGGGTACCTAGGTCAATGCCTTGAGGTCCCTGAGGTTCTTCTTCTAACACAATTCCTTGAGGACCTTTCTCACTCTCAAACTGCTTGAGTATAATATCTTCAACTTTTTGTCCATACAACTCAGCCTGATCATCAAGCTGTTCACCAAAATCTTTAGTTTCATCAAGCTCAGAAAAAAGTTCCTCTATCTCACTAGCATTCTCTTTTCCAACTTCTTTTTCTAATGAAGCAAATATCCTGTTCTTAGCCGCCATAACAGAAACACCAGTACCACCAAGAATAGTTGATAGTAAAAATGTTTGAGGAGCAACTTCTTTCATTGCCTGCCACCAAGTAAGCTGTCCTGTTCCCGGAGCACGAAGTCCAGCAGTTTCTTCAATACGTGCTTGATTGTATTGAGCAATCGTTTCAGTAGCTATTTCTTCGCCATACATTGAAGCCGCACCACCTAAAACCTTTGAAAACGCACCTTTCATACCCATACCAGTCATAACTTTAGCCAAAGGACCACCAATGATCGATGCGAATGCTAAATTACTCATCGCTTCAGGGATAGCTTCCCATAATCCATATTGAATAGCTAATTTATTAAATGCTTTCTTTAAGTCATCTTGCTCTTTTTCATTAATTGGCCTGCCTCTTGTCGCAATAGAACCCTCATTAGCATTCTCTAAGAAGGATTGCATGATAGAAAACGTAGACATATTATATGCAGCAAGACCAGACGCACTTGTACCAGCCGCCAACGCAACAGGAATGGCGCCAGTCAATCCAATGGGAACACCAACAGCAAGTCCAGCACCCATAGAGGCAATAGAGTACGCCATACTTTCAGGTAATTGAGAAACATCACTAACTGTAATTGGGATAAAGGGGGCAATGTTTCCACCTTCCATCTGTGAAACATCATTATTATAGTCTTGAGAGCTTCTTTTAGCATATTCCAATACTTCAGCAGTAAGCGTGTCCTTATTAACATCAGCACCGTCCATACCTTGAGCACCTTGAAGGATTGTTGAGGCTAATTGTGATGGTAATTGTTGTAGCGCGCCACCAAGAACCTTACCAGTAACAAGAGGATTGGCTGTATCTTTAATAGCTAGCTTTGTTTGTCTAGCACTATCTTGAATAACATGACCAAGCATTGGCCGAGCACTTTTGTTTAAAGACTTATTCAACAACTGTATCATCGGGTCATTAGCAAAATGAGCATCTTCTTTCTTCTGTTGCTGAAGTTTAGATGGAGTAAAATTCTCCCCTTCCCAATAACCTGCCCACTCAGGAGCGTCTTTAGCATACTTAGAATCAGTTGAGAACGTAGGATGTGTAGGCTTCTTGAACGTATCAGGCCAATGCTTCTCATCATCTGCCGTAGCACCTTGTTGCCACGCACCACGATAATCATAATCTTGTCCTGAATCTAAAGGAGCGTTAATAGACTTCCATTGACCAAACTCCTTCTCTTCTTCAGAGGTTAACATAGTTTCATAATCAGATCCATAAGTGCTAGCACCTGGCTTGTCCATATATTCAGCTAACGGATTTGTCCTTTTTGGCGCTTGTAACGGAGAAGCTGGGGCTTCTTCAGGCTTATCCATATATCTTGCTAAAGGATTCTTCCGTATATTGTTTATCAAAGAATTAAAAGCCATTTAAAGTCCTTTTTTTTGTTCCTCTTGATCTGATAATGCTTGTCTTTCTGAAGAAGTTGCACTGTCCCAAGCAGATTGGCTTACAAATGAAGGCTTCTTTTGATTAGCTTTTTCATTAGCTTTATTAAAAAAACTCTTTGCAACTGACCCTGCCCCTCTGACAGCCATTCCAGCAGGCGACCATTTATGTCCTTGACCAATAAGATTCTTAGTACCTTCTAAAAAAGCATTAGGACCTTTTGGAGGTATAGCACCAAAATTACCCAACTTCATTTGTACTGCATTTTCAAACATTTGGCTTGCTTCCATAGCAGCTTCACGTGTATTCTTACCTAATAATACTTGATAATCATTATTATTCTTCATATCATTAGTTACTGTTTCTATTGCTTGTTGTACTTTATACTTTTCAGGAATATTTCCAAGACCCATATCATATTGTCTTTTTTGGCTTGCACTAACTCCTCCGTCACCCTTATTAGTATTTATTGCAAATCCTTCAGGAAGTCCAGAAGGACCTCCACCCTTTGCCTTTGGGCCGGGAACAATATAACCTTGATTCGCTAAAGCAACCAACAAGTTCTGCGTATTCTTAGCCTGTTGCTGTTTCTCATCATAGGCTCTTTGCTCATTCTGAGTATTAGTTTTGTTAATTGAATTAACCGCACCACCAAACCCTCGCATCGCACCACCTAAGATGGATTGTTTTGGCGCTGGAACGTTTTGTCTTACCGATCTAATTTCTACCATTATATTCTCCTTTTAAGCCCATTTATCCCAGCTGGAATTAGGCGCCATTGGTTTATATTGTGATGCTTGAGGTGTTACAACTTGATAAGGATTAGTTGTTGATGTTGTTTTCTTATCAAACCACCCAGTATTATTCATAGCCTTCATCCAATCAACGTTCTGCAAACCTGTATCCATTCCTGGTTGACCCGGAGTGCTCATATTAACAATTTGCCCTTGATATGGAATCTCATTACTTCTAGGCATTGATTGCATTTGTTGAATAGCTTGACTTTGAGAATTTTGAAGTCCCGAAAACTTAAGACTATCAATATAATTCTGTATTTGAGCATTACGGCCAGCGTAGTCATTCATCGCTTTGCTACCTTGTGCCATCATAGCCTTAGGACCAACCCCACCTTGAGCACCCATAGCCATAGTGTTGTTCATAATTGACCCGCCACGATTACCAGCAGTGCCATACATTTGCTCTTGAGCCTGTCTCATCTGCTCTTTTTTCATATTGTTAAGGAGAATCTGTTGCCCGGGTGGAAGCCTACCAATTTGAGCGTTCCTTAATTGATCTTGTGCAGCTTGAGCAGTCATCTGTTGATTTGTATAATCCCAAGGAGAATTTGTCAACATAGGCATATCATATCCCATAGAACCATCTTGAGCAGATTCATTAGCCATATAGCTACTTGCCGCGCCAGCGCCGACAGAAACAACTGCTCCCGCGACTGCTCCCCAAGTTCCTCTATTGTTCTTTAGCATTCTAAACATTTTGTATCCTCCTCTAATTCGTCATAACTTTTAGCTATAACCTGTTCTTCTATTTTATCTAAATCCGTTTCATTTGTAACGTGTACGGTAACCCATATAACTTCCGTATAAGTCCTCAGAACTCTCTTAGTCCCGGCTTTAGTGATACCTTTATACGGTGCTTTAATTCTTTTCATACCATGTTCAGTTAAAACATCAACCTCGCCCTTCATAATAAAGTAAGGATGAGTTTTTTTATGTATCTTGCTAGTCATCATCATGTCTGCTGGTATTGTTATAGTTCTTACATACGCACCATCAACAAACACATGATCCAAAGGAAAACAATTCTCAAACATAGCACCAGGAGTTTTGCTTAACTTCTCTTCAAAATCCGTAACAGCGCCACGAAACTGCTCCTTAAATAAAGGATCAAGTAAGCGTGATGTACGCGAGGTTCTTTTTTCCTGTAACAACATAGATTCTTTTTGTTCCATCATCAACTCCTGCGACTGCAGCACTGTCATAGATAATAATTTGTCCTTCTGACACTGAGTCTACTGTTGGTAATTTTGATGTATGTTTAACTGTCATAGCTTGAATACGAATTCCATCTAAAATACTATTCAAGATTGGTAACTGTGAATCATTCATGCTTGTCATGTCTGCTGTTTTATCGATCATAATATCACCTGATAAGGTGAATAAATCCCCTTTATTTCTGATATCCTAAAAGAATTAAGGTCGTTCTTAGATATTGTAAAATCGATATCCTTTCCCATAGCGTCATCTTGAAAGTAACTATCCCAATACTCAGGGTAATCATCTAAAGAAACAACGAACGACCCTGTCGAGTTCTCTGTTTCCCATGATACTGTAAACGAACCAGTATCGCCCTCATGCTTAGTGATTATCTTTTTGAACACTTTATCTAAACTAGGCTCATCAAAGTTTCTAAACCCTATTCCATACTGACAGTTCACAGAGGTTTCAGCAGTGGTAACCCCACCATGATATTCATACTTCACAACATATCCGTTAGTGAAATAGACTTTAGGAATAGAAACCGTTGAATCATCACACGTAAATTCTAATAGATATTGAAGCCAATTATTAGCACTAGATGTAATCTGGCTTCCATTGGAATCTGTTAGGGCCCCTTCCCACTCTTTAAATGTAACAGCCGTACCTGAACTTGATAAAGCAACTGCGGAACCACCAGAGGTCAAAGATACAGAAAAGGTATCATCAGTTAATTTTAAAACATAATACATTATAGTAGTAACCGTTCCAGTAGGTACAGTTGTTCCTCCAAGAATAATCCTATTTGTATTTACCAATCCATGATCGATAAGAGTAAAGACATTTCCTGCTACAGATGTAATCGCCGTAGCATCTTCTACAGCAGACTGAGTTGCTCCTGTTCGCGTATGAATAACAACATTATCAGTTCCTGTCAAACTTTCATTCCAATACATCTTAAGGAGTGTGTCTGCATTAATTTGAGCAGAAAGAGAAGTCCATGTTCCTGATGTAAATGTTGTACCAATACCTTCATTATAGTCTTTCATCGTGCCTAAGACCTTTTTAAAGAGTCTAAACGTAATAGATGGTGGATCTTCGGCATCTTCTGAACTTGCTGTTAATACAACGCTATGAGTATGAGGGTCAGCATATCCACTTGCATGATATCCACCATTTCCCCAAGAAGCGCTACCTGTACTTGTTTCAAACGTTCCAGCAGTATGTGTATGCTCATAGTTAGCGGCAGAACCTGTACTTGGCTCACCTTCTCCTATTTTAAGGAACATAGTATCATAAGTTGAATCTTCCGCCCAACCGTTGCTAGCAGCTGTTGATTCAGCAAATAAAGCATAACAATATTTATTTACTCCATCCCAAGTAGAAGTTTCTCCAACCTTCTTAATAAAAGTAAAATCAGCATATGCAACTTCCCATGTATCTAATGTTTCTGTACTCAAAGCACCGGTTAATGTATGAGTGTGACCAAACCGAGGACCATTTGTTCCACCATCAGATTCGCTAACACTTCCAGCAGCAGTACCAGTAGGAATAGAAAACGAATGACTATGTGTAGAGGAATTTTCGACACCCAAATCCTCTATATCTTGCATAGGATAATATCCAACATGACTAACTAATTGATACCCTTCTGGTGGAGTTGCCTGATCCCACATAATAATCGCTCCAACTGGGAACTCTGTATCTGTATTACTTGAAGATTTAAACATTCTATATTTGATATTTCTAGGTATTGGCGTAGCTACGTTACTATTAGCGGCCACTTCATGCGTGTGCGCAGAAACACAATTAGCGTTTCCATCACCATAATTAACATTGGTACCACTCCAAGAAGGAATAGAACCAGTCAAAGTATGCAAATGAGACGTACCAGCATCAGAAGTTCCAGCTGTTGTGCTTAATTTAATAAGAGTATCTTCATTCCCTGTAATCTCAACCCAACTTGAACCTGGCGTAGTTTCTTCATTATCCCAAAAAATAATAATATCATCTGGTATTGCACTTGCAGATACGGTATCTCCTACTTCAATACTCGGAGAATTTTCAGTACCACCAACAAAAACATCATTCTCTGTTCCAGCCTCACATTCTGTCTTTGTTCTAAGCCGATAAGAACTGTTTGTATCCTTTGCTTTTAATATAAATCCAGCAGCAGAATCTCCGAAATATAAATCTCCAACTTCATCGTCTCCTGTCCTTGCTCCAAAGCAGTTAGGGCCTGTGATAGAACTACCTGTCCATAAATCATACGACAAAGTTTGACGCTTAATATTATAAACCATAAGTCTATTATGCTTTTGTGCAGCAGACTCTTTATCTGTATAAGCAGCTAAAAAGTTCTCATTATGAAAATACCCGACAATATCATTATATGTTGCTTCAAGAATATCTCCTGTGTCAAACTCATCAAAAACAGGTTGAGCACTCGCGCCATCAAATATATACCAATGATCCCAACCTAAGAACACAACACCATTAGGTGTCTGCGTAATTGACCAAGGTGCCGGACTTCCTATCCAAGCAATAGGGTCATCAGCATACCAAGTCTCAGGGTCAGCACCAGAGATAGCAGAAGTAACATGGACCTTTCGAATAGAGTTTTTCTTAACACAGACCATAACCCCTAGCTGTATAGGTATGCCCATGATTTCGTCTCCGTCATCAGGACTAATCTCCATATAATCGAGGTTGGTAGTCTGCTGTATATAGTGAGGTAAATAAGGATTTGAGTAATAAATCTTACTTGGAAAGCTAGGGTCTCTTGTAATAAACATTTTTTCTCTATGTATGTTAATTTCAGCACCCTTAGGCATATCATCTGTGACAGAAGCATAAGCTGTAGTTAAAGAAGCATCAGCTATGCTATCTGAGTAAACAGTGGTTGTATTGTCCGCTAAGGTAGCTACAAGCTTCAAGGCAGAACCATCGCCCTCTGTTCTATATATCTTCCTGTTCGTCGTTCCTATAGGCCCTAGAGGGATTTGTGTAAGCTCTATCTGCTTCTTGCTGGCATCAGTTGTTACTGTATTAGAAAAAGCACCGTTAACAACAGCATCATCATCAAAGGTAATAGCATAATAATAAGATTCACTCGCTTCTAAAGACCCACCGGCCGCACCTAAAACAGCCTTACACGAACCTAACTCCCATGTGACACTGTTTGTAGTATCGCCATCCCATACCCATATATTATCGAATCCGTTTGATACATACAGAAGATCACGGTATGTTTTTAATGAGCACCTTTTGCCATCAGTAAGACTTGCGCGTATTTCTGTCTTAACCCCTGCATCAGTAACAGAATAAGCTGACGTTCCACTAACTCCTACCCAAGTTGCCAATCCTGTTGAAGTATAGTATCTGTAAAGACCAACTGTAGGATTAGCACCAAGAGAAGCAGTGTTTAGATAAGACAAA